CCCAACAAGCATTTCCTTTATTAGAATATTTAGATTCGGTTAGAGAAAGTAGAACTGGAGTTTCAAAACAAATTCAAGGACTAGACCCTGACACATTAAACGCAAAAACAGCAACTGGTGTAAATGCGTTAATGACACAAACACAAATGCGTTCCGAATTAGTGGCTAGAATTTTTGCCGAAACCGGAGTAAAAAATTTATTTACTAAAATGTTTGAACTCATGGTTAAATATCAAGACAAAGAAAAAGTAGTAATGATTCATAATAAGTATGTTCCGGTAAAACCTACGGAATGGAGAGATCGTTTTAATGTTTCTGTCGTTGTAGGATTAGGTACTGGCTCAAAAGAACAGCAAATTGTTATGTTAAATAATATTTTAGAAAGACAACTTCAAGCATTTCAATTACAAGGTGGGAAAGAGTTCCCAATGGTTACGTTACAAAATATGTATAACACTTTATCCAAAATTATTGAGAACGCTGGACTTAAAAATGTGGAAAGTTACTTTGTTAATCCAGAATTAGGTAAACAAATGATGCCACCTCCTGAACCTCCACCACTTACTCCAATAGAAAAAATAGAATTTACTAGAATTGATGCGGAGAATAAGCGTAAGATTGCTGATTTGGAATTACAATACCAAGAATTATCACAAAAGAATCAAGAAATGTTATTAGACTTTGAAGCGAAGATTAAAGATATTGCCTTGAAATATAATACACAACTTGATACAGCAAAAATTAAGGCAGATGCGGAATTAGATAAAATGATTATGGCAGATAATACAAAAATATTGGAAAAAGCTGAAAAATCTGCTAATATGTTTAGCGACCAATTAAAAGGTATTAATGGATCAGAAAGATCAAGCCAACAGGGAAAGGGAGCTCAGTCGCTCATCCCAGGCGAAACAATTATTAGAGAATAAACTTTTTCAAGAGTCCATAGATTCTCTTAAAAAAATTTATTCCGAAGCACTTTTAGATAAAACAGGTGCAAAAGAAGGCGAAACAAGGGAAAAACTTTGGATCGCTTACAATGTTGTTGGAAAAGTTGAACAACATTTAAAAAGTATTCTTGAAACTGGAAAATTAGCGGAAAAACAGCTAGAAATTTTCAGAAAAATTCAACAAGAAAAAAAATTTTAACCAATAGGTTAGAATAAGCCAACCCAATTAAGGGAGCTTAACAAAGGAGGACATTTATGTCTGATGTAAACCCATTATTGTCATCAAAGGCAATGCAAGGTGCTGCGAAAGCTGTTGAGGGGTTGTTAGATCAAGGTAAAATTAATACCAAGACAACTGACGAACCACAAAAAGAAGTAGCGAAGGAAGAACCAAAGAAAACCGAAGTTAAACCTGAGGATAATTCTAAAGTTCAACCTGAAGAAACAAAAACTGAAGCTCAACCTGAAAAGGAAGCGGAAGTTCAAGAAGAAGCGTCTGAAAACGACAACGCTGAAGCGAAACAAGAAACCGATTTACACCGAATTATAGTCAATGGTGAAAAAATTGATGTTGACCTTGATGAACTAAAAGCTGGTTATCAAAAAGATGCCGATTATAGACGAAAGACGGAGGAGTTAGCTATTGATAAACGACAGTTAGCTTCCGACAGAGATCGTCTAACCAAAGACTATTCAACTAAACTTGAAAGTTTGGATAATCTTACAAGAACTTTAAATGCCGAAGTCAATAGTGAATTAAGTTCTAAAGACCTTGATAAGCTATATGATGAAGACCCAACTGAAGCTGCGAAAATTGAGAGAAAAATAAGGCGAAGAAAAGAAACAATCGCACAAGCTCAAAGAAAGCTACGTTCACATCAAGAAGAACAGTTTCAGGGAATAATTAGGGAAGAACAAAAAAAGGTTGCTTTAAAACATCCTGATTTTGGAGATCCAATAAAAGGATCTACCCTAAAAACAAACATGAGAAATTATTTAGTTGGTCGTAATTTTTCCGATCAGGAAATAAACCAAGTTTATGATTCAAGAATGTTTGATGTGATTATGGATGCAATGACCCATAGCAATAACAAAAAGTTGAAACCAACTTTAGTAAGCAAAAAGGTCAAACCAGCTAAAGTCATAAAGTCCGGTATTAAAGAAACTAAAGATGAACAAACCAGTAAAGCAAGGTTGGATCAAATTAACCGCCTTAAACGAAGTGGTAATCCTAGAGATGCCACAGACCTTTTGGCGAAATTTATATAACAACTAAACGAAAGAGGTACAACAATGGCTGGTTTAACAACCTATGATACTACTGGTATAAGAGAAGACCTTTCTGATATAATTTATAATATATCACCTACGGACACTCCTTTCATGTCAGGTATCGGCAAAACAAAAGCCACTAACACAAAGTATGAATGGCAAACAGATAGTCTGGGTGCTGTTGCTGCTAATGCTGCGGTAGAAGGTGCTGCGATTTCTTATGGATCGTTAACTTCTACAACAAGAGAATTTGATTACACTCAAATTTCTACGAAAGCTATCCAGGTAACTGGAACAGACGATGCTGTAAATACAGCTGGTAGAAATACTGAGTTGGCGTATCAAGTTGCGAAAGCTGCGAAAGAAATTAAAAGAGACATGGAAAATGCTCTTTTATCTAACACAGCGAAAGCAGTAGGCGACAATACTACAGCTAGAACATTAGGCGGACTTCCAACTTGGATTTCTACTAATGTATCTGCTGGAGCAGGCGGTTCAGGAGCTGGTAGCGGTGCTGCTAGAACTAACGGAACTCAAAGAGCTTTCACAGAAACTTTATTAAGATCTGCATTGAAAGACACTTGGGTATCTGGAGGTAATCCTAACGTCATCATGCTTAATGGCTTCAATAAACAAAAACTATCTTTCTTCACAGGTGGAGCAACAAGATTTGATAAAGCAGAGGATAGAAGATTAATGACTTCTATTGATGTTTACGAATCAGATTTTGGTACAATGCAAGTTACTCCTAATCGTTGGATTAGAAAAACTGCTGCTTCTGCTAAAAGAGGACAAGATGTTTATCTGCTTGAAATGGATTTTTGGGCAGTAGCGTTTTTAAGAGATTTCAAACTTCAGAATCCTGCACAAACTGCTGACGCAGATCAGAGATTTATGGTGGTTGAATATACTCTTGAAGCGAAAAATGAAGCATCAAGTGGTATGGTTACTGACGTAACACCGTCATAATACTTAACTTTGTAAGGGGGGTAATCTAAAAAATCTGCTCCCCTTGCATTTATATTAACATTGAAGTCCTGAGATTAGATTAAGGGCGGAACAATGAGGATAAACACATGAGAACATTAAACGATTATTTCTTAACTGGAACTATTGACGATGTATCAACTGCGTTCACTTCAAGAGTCGCTTGTCCTGATAGTGGTAGAGTAATTAAAATTATCACAGTATTAGGTGGAGCAATTTCTGGTGCAGACGCTGGAATAAGTGCAAAAATTAATGGAACTGCTATGACTGGCGGAACGATTACAGTTGCAAATTCTGGATCGGCTGCTGGAGATGTAGACACTTGCGAACCAACTGGTGCAAACAACGTAGAACAGGATGGTTATATTGAAATTGTAACTGATGGAGCTTCAACTGGAGCACATAGTTTACACTATACAATCATTATAAGAAGATAGTATAACAAGACTTGGGGGTGGCTCTGACCTAGCGGTTTTTCCACCCTCATAAATTTCTAAATAGGAGAAAAAAAAACATGGCTTATAATTACGGATTAAGACCAGGAACAACACACAAAGTATCACCAAGTGGTTCTAGTGCTGCTTCTTCAACGGCATTTAATTCAGAAACAGTATTTGTGCGAATAGCTGCAACTGCTGCGATGAATATTGCTTTTGCTGCTACGCCTACTGCGGCTGCTACAGATTTATTTATTCCTGCTAATACAGTAGAAATAATAAAATTACCTGAAATAGGTGTAAAATTTGCTGCACTTGGTACTGGTGATTGCTACGTTACTGAAATGTCATAATGGGTAAAGCTCCGAAATGGGGTGTAAACAATTATGTTAAACGTACTAGACGTAAAAGACCAGGTCGTCATGCAAAATCGTATTCTAAAAGAATACCACATAAAAAAAAATATAGAGGTCAAGGTAAATGAAAAGAGCAACAGAAATTGAAGATTTAAAAAAAACAACTTATTTTACTGATGATTTAAAACAAGAGGTTACAATTAAACAAGATTTAAACGTAGATCCTCATCTTAAAGCAAATAAAGAACTCTATAATCATAATGACGGATATTCTCCTAGCAAGGGATTAAAAAGAGTAGCTTCTATTCCTACGTTAGCTTTAGAAATATGGGCTAAAGAATATACTGGCGGAAATAATAATTGGTTTTCACTTCCTAAAGAAATTCAAAATAAAATTTTAAAATCAAAATTAAATAGTAACGAATATCGTTATTTTAGAACAGCTCCAGGAAATTTATAATGGCATTATCAACTTATACCGAATTAAAATCAGCAATCGCTAATTGGTTAAATCGTTCTGATTTAACAACAGAAATTGGCGATGATTTTATTAAATTGGTTGAATCTGAATATAATTCTAAATTACGAATTAAAGCTATGCTGACTTCTAAAACAGATTATTCTGTTGATGCTGAAACAGTTGCTGTTCCTACAGGATTTTTACAAGTCAGAGATTTTTATATTGTTCAAGGAACAAATAAATATTCTTTAACGTATATGCCACCAACTCAAATGGATCAAGTCAAAGGAGGTTCTACGACTGGGCGACCTAATGTTTATACTATTTTAGGAACTAATTTTAGATTTGCCCCAACTCCAGACGCAACTTACACTGCAACAATTAATTATTACAAAGCCATAGATGCTTTATCTGGAAGCACAGCAACAAATTGGATTTTAACAAACCATCCTGGAGTTTACTTGTATGGTAGTCTTTATCATGCAGCTAATTTTTTAGGTGGTATAGAACCAAATAAATTACAAAATTGGTTACAACTTTATCAAACAGGTTTAGAACGAATTGAAAGAAACGATAGAGAAGATCAGTGGAGTGGATCTCCTTTACAAACAAGATCAGATGTAACAGTTGCTGGAGCTTTTGCCGATCAAGGAAAAGTAATAGTAAGTAATAACGAATAGGAAATAGATGCAATTACCTTTTGGAGAATGGCTACCGGATCAACCTAAATTTATGAATCCAGGAGCTAATATAGCTAAAAATGTTTATTACGCTGCTAGAAGCTATAAACCTTATCCGTCTTTAACTTCTTATAGTTCTAATGATATTGGAGCTTTAGCTAAAGCAGCAGGTTCATTTAGATCCACTGATAATACCAGCTATAATTTTGCTGCAACCAAAACAAACATTTATCAATTATCTTCAGGAACTTTTACTTCCAGAAAATCTGGTTTAACCGGAGGAGATACAGATTATTTTACTTTTACCCAATTTGGAGATTATATTATTGTTAGTAATGGAGTAGATACACCCCAATATTATTTAATGGGAACTTCTACTAATTTTGCTAATCTTTCAGCGATTGCAACCGAAGGAACTCCACCTTTGTTTAA